CACCGTCAACCAACGTCGTGAAATATATTTCTCAATGACCTTTGGCTTCCGATAGATGAAGGCTATTTATGGCGCAGGCGACGACGGTCCTGGCCACGGCTTTGAAATGACAAGGCGCTGCGCATTGGCGTTGCAGGCTCCGATCCGTTCATCGATCCACTGCCCTCCAGCAGCCAAATCGGATTGACCGACAGATACTCCGCAGCCCGGAAATGATTCGACGCGCCGAACTCTTTCGTCTTGCCTGTGATCACCTTCTGCACCGCCTGGTACGTCACTCCCATAGCCTTGGCGAGCTGAATGTACGACACGTTTCTGGCCGCGATTGCCATCTTCAATCGATGCGAGTAATCGGTTTCGTGCTTCTGATAGAAAAAATCTATCGACGATTGCTCCCACGAGTCACACTGAAAGTTCATAATGTCGCCTATGGATAAAAAAATTGCTATCGCGGCGCTCGGTGGAACCGATGCCAATGCCGCCCGGGCCATGGGCATTTGTCTTCAAGCCATTCGCAAGTGGCCTGCGACGCTCACCCCTGGTATCTCTGACAAAGTCATCGGGTGCTTGGCCCGCAAAAGGTTGACGCCAAAGGCGCTGGCCCAGCTGCTCAGTCCACTCTGACATCCACCTCGGCAGCGCATCAATCGCATTGATCCAAGGACTCGCAGCATGAGCATTCCCACGGTGCCCGTATCCGTCAAGTTTCCTCCGGACGAGATTCCGCAAATCAAGGGGCTGGCTGAGGCCCGAGGGTTTGAAAGCGTGTCTGAGTACATGCGGCATCTGGTTGCTATGGATAAAGAGTTGTTGCATCGGCAATACCTTGCGCTCACCCGATCTTCGCTGCAGGCGCATCAGATAGCAAAGGGAACGAGAGGTATGACATGGTCCTCCGGCGGTCAGTGCGCTATCACACAGACAAGGGCCGATATCCGGCCCATCGGTCAAGCAACTAGGGATGTCGTCGAAGTGTTGGGGCGCATAGGCCCGTCGCGCTGCCGGGACTTGCTCCCGCACTTGGCGCTGACCAGCTCCGTTATTTCGAAGTATTTGCGCAGAGCTGAGGGCCACGGGCTGGTCACCAGCGTCAAGCTATCCGAAAAAGACCATCAGTACACGGCAGTCGACGACTGGCAAGCGATAGCAGACCAGCACGGCACAAAAGAAGAACCGGCTCCTGTGTGGCCCGAGATTCCGCATCAGGTCACCGTGCAGGAATGGCCGCAAGCAAAGCCAGTTGCCGGGCCGCACAACCCGTGGGGTGCCGCATGAACAAGATCGCGGTGCAGATAGAAGACATGGCGGCCAAAGGCATGGCCCGCAAGCAGATAGCCGATGCCCTGGGCGTGTCGCATCACGACCTGGAAGCAACGATGCGAGTGTTGCAGATCAAGCCGAACAGGCCCACGCTGGAACAGATCAAGGCCAAGGCAGCTGCAGAGCGCAGGGTGGCACGACTTGCTGCGCTTGATGCCCGGCATGCAGCCGCCAGGGCCACGCCGCTGGTGTGCGCACATAACCCATGGGGCGCGGCATGACCGAATCCGAACTCGACGAACACATCAAGTCATGCGGCGTGCTGATGGAGCAGGCCTACGCGCTGAATTTGCGCGCCGACGCAGCGCATTGGATGGAACTGCAGGCTGAGGCCATCCGATCGCGCACATCAGAGCATGTTGCGCGGCTGGAGCGGGAGCGGGGATTGGCGCCTTGCTTTTTTCATGAGGCTGGCGAGCGGGACAGCGAGGCTTTGCATGGCGGATAACTGGATCAAGATGTCTGTTGGCCTACGCAGGCACCCCAAGGTTGTCCGCATGGCGTCCGCATTGAAAGCGGACAGATTGCGCGTCGTTGGCGCGCTGCATGCGGTCTGGTCTGTGTTTGATGAGCATTCTCCTGACGGCGCACTTGATGGCTACTCAGCGCAGATCATGGATGAAGAAATTGGTTGGAAGGGTTTTAGCGCAGCGATGTGCGCAGTCGAATGGCTTATGCCTACGGAGTCAGGTCTTGCAGTTCCGCGCTATGACGAACACAACGGACCGACTGCAAAGCGCCGCGCGCAAGAGACAAAACGCAAGCATGTAGAGCGCAATCCGTCGGACAAAAGTCCGCATGCCAAGCGGACAGAAAGCGGACAAATGTCCGCATCTGATGCGGACAAATTGCGGACCAGAGAAGAGGAGATAAGAGTAATACCTTCAGAAGCTAAAGCTTCTGGCGGCAAACCGCCTGTCGATCAGGCAAAAACATTGCTTTGGCAGTCGGCGGTATCGCTTCTCGGACAGCAGGGCATGCCGGAAACGCAGGCTCGGACCCTGTTTGGCAAGCTTTCGAAGGAATACCCCGATGGCGGAATTGTTCTGAGCGCGGTGGAGGCGGCCATTGCCGAACAGCCTGCCGACGCCAGGGCGTACCTCAAGGCCACCTGTCAGCGACTGGCCGGTGAGCGCAAGCCAAAAAGCTTTCAGCGCAACGCAAACCCGAGTACCGAAGAACTGATTGCGGGGGCGCTGTGATTGGTGACAAAACTATTTTTGACGTACGCCGGGCCGGGCAACCGCTGGTTCGAGATGTGATCGACGTTTACACCGACATCAAGCCCAGCCGCGATTGGCACCGGTTCGGGGAGGTGGCCGAGGTCGGCATCGAGCCTGGTGACTACCTCGATTTGCTTGATCTGCGGTTTGCAATCGGCCTGCGAGTGAACGTCCACGGCACCGATGCAGAGCGGGTCGTGGAGGTCGCTGCAGCGTTCGCCAAGGCCAAAGCAAAGCGAGTCATTGCCACGGTTTTCGAGCATGTGAACCATCGGGTTCGGATCATCAGCACGACTGACACAGAGGGAGTTTTGACGTGGCCGAAGTGATCGACGGTGAGAGCATTGATTTCAATTCGTACCTCGAACTGACCGAGTGCGAACAGAAAGTCAAACCGGCTGCGAACTGGCGGCAGGTGTTCCGGGATCGCATCAGCGGAAAGACGCCGGCCATCATCGGCGCTCAGTTGCCGTGGCACAAGGCGAAGGGCTTGGTTAGCTTCGCGCCTGGTGGCGTGAGTTTGTGGCTTGGCATCAACGGGCACGGTAAGAGCCTATTGCTCGGTCAGTGCGCCATGAGCTGGTGCAGCCAGGGCGAGAAAGTCTGTATCGCTTCGTTTGAAATGAGTCCCGACAAAACGCTGGAGCGCATGGCGCATCAGTTCCTAGACACGCGGTTTCCGGGCATTCCGGAGGCTGATTCTTTCATGGACTGGAGCGATGGAAAGCTGTGGCTGTATGACCAACGCGGATCGGTGAACGCGAGAACCGTGATTGCCGTAATTCGGTACTGCGCGGACAAGATCGGGATCACGCAGTTTGTAGTTGACAACCTGATCAAGTGCGTGAAATCGGATGATGATTACGAAGGCCAAAAGCGTTTTGTCGACGACCTGACCACGGTTGCCAAGGACCACAACATCCACATTCATCTTGTTCACCATGCGCGCAAAGGGCCGGACGAATTCAGCGCGCCGCGAAAGATGGACAGCCTTGGCGCTGGGTCCATCGTCAACCTTGTGGATAACTTGTTGATCGTGTGGCGCAACAAGCGCAAAGAAGACGACAAGGCCAAAGGCAAGGCGTCCGAAGAGATGATTCCTGATGCGATGCTGCTGTGCGACAAAAACCGACACGGAGATTGGGAGGGTCGATTGAATCTGTGGTTTCACCATCGCTCGACGCAGTACATCAGCCACCCGAGAGACACGGTTATGGACCTTGCACAGTACCCACATGACGGGTTGAGGGCGGCAGCATGAAGGACTACAAGGACGCCAAACAAGTCGCATGGGCCGAACACCATGCGCGCTTTAATTGCGATCACAAAGAGTCTTCAATGCGCCGGAATGTCATCCTTGGCGGTGGCATTCAGTACGTTATGCAATGCCTCACATGCGGACACAGGACGAGCAACCCTCGCAAACGGGACGAGGCGCTCAGTATTGCGCGCGGAGAACCGGCTGATTTCGATGTCCCTCTGAAAGAGGCTTGGGAAAAGCTGCGCACGGATTCGTCCGAAGCGCTAGACGAGCGGTTCAACCGGCCAGCCTTCTTTTTTGCCTATGACGAATATTTGGCGACAGCTAAATGGGCGAATAAGCGCGGACTTGTATTGAAACGCGCGAAAAACGTTTGCGAAGGGTGCGCCGAAAGTGCCGCCGAAGAGGTCCATCACCTGAGTTACGCGAACGTCGGGAATGAGTTTCTGTTTGAACTTGTCGCGCTGTGTCACGCATGCCATGAGCGGCTGCACGCTGAGAAAGTCGAATGACACGCGAACAACTGATATCACACATTTTATGGATGCGCCGGTACGACGAGGACTACGCCCGCCAGGCTCTTATCAACTACGACCGAGCCATGCCATGGATGGGCCTAAAAGCCGGCGTGCGCGATGCTCTGGCGCTGCGACAGGTTTGAACTGAAGGTGGTGAAGAAATGACGATTCTCGCAATTGATCCCGGCACAACAAAATCGGGCTGGGCTGTGGTTAGTGGTTTAACCGTTACCTTCAGCGGTGTCTCTGGCAACGATGAATTGCTGGAGTATTTGGGGACGTATCGAAAGGGTGGCTGCGAAACGCAGATTGCAATCGAAATGATTGCAAGTTTTGGCATGCCGGTCGGGCGCGAGGTCTTTGAGACCTGCGTGTGGATCGGGCGATTCGTGCAGGCCTGGCACACGCCGGACGACGTCAAGTTGGTCTACCGCAAGGACGTGAAGATGTACCTGTGCGGAACGCCACGGGCCAAGGACGCTAACGTGCGCCAGGCCATCATCGACCGCTACCCGGCAGCTGGTGGCGGCAAGTGCCCGCAGATTGGCGTCAAGGCCAAGCCTGGGCCGCTGTTCGGGTTGTCCACGCATGCATGGCCGGCGCTGGGCGTTGCGTTGACCGTTGGAGCGGCAGCATGACCCCTGCACAACTAGACGCCCTGCAAGCGGCGGCGATGCGCCGGATCGTGGAGCAGATCAATCGCAGCGCGGGACAGCACCTACGGGCCATGCGCAAATCGTGGAGGGCGGCATGAGCGAATGGATCAACAAATGCCATTTCGGCGACGTGCGCGATGTGCTGCGTCAGATGATCGACGCTGGTGTCAAGGTCAATTGCATCGTGACCAGCCCGCCGTATTGGGGCCTGCGCTCGTACTTGCCTGCCGATCACCCGGACAAGGCGCGCGAGATTGGCAGCGAACCGACTTTGCGCGAGTTCATTGTCACGATGACCGACGTGTTCATGCTGGCGCGCGAAGTGCTGGCCGATGACGGTACGTTGTTTTTGAATATGGGCGACTCTTACTTCGGCGGCGGTCGAGGCGGTGGAAGTGAAGGATCAAAACAGCGAACGAATGCTGGATCGCTAATCAAGACTCAGAAGTGGTCATCCGTGAACGGCGAACACGTTCAGCATGCAGCCCCTTGTGACACTTCCGACAAAGCACCTGCAAATTCTCAAGCGCGTGATTGTCTTTGCGGAAATCTTTGTGATGCGTGTCGACGGGCTTATCGCATTGGCAAATCTCGCAACGGTTCTGAGCACGCTCCCATGCCGACTCTTTCGCCTTTGGCGTCCAGCCGCGCGCATACGGGAGCACGGCCCGACCATCCTCCCACATTGGATTCGACGCTCCCGGCTGGCCGCACTTTTGCCTCCAAGCCGGATCTTGAGCAAGTGCATCAGCCTTTCCCTGCCGAGCAGCGCGGCGTTCTGGTGTCCACCAGTCCCGAATCTTCTTTGATACCTCTGGCCGAGTGCTTGCCGGAACCAGCCCAGGACGAAGAATGCCAGTTGTGCGGGTGCTCATTGCAAGGTTGCGTTCCGGTGTCCGTTCGTATGGCGGGGTGCAACTGCGACACAGATTTGATCGAGTCGGCGATTGGCACATCGGGCATGGGTTTTTCTTCGTTGGCATCCCATATTGAACCACAGAGGCCCATTAAGGCCAAAGACTTGATGGGCCAGCCATGGCGCCTTGCCTTCGCCCTGCAAGATGCCGGCTGGTGGCTGCGCCAGGACATCATTTGGTCGAAACCCAACCCGATGCCCGAGTCGGTGCGCGACCGCTGCACCAAGGCGCATGAATACCTGTTTCTGATGACGAAATCAGAGAGGTACTGGTGGGACTTCGAAGCTATGCAGGAGCCGGTCAACGGTGGCGCCAATCCGCGCCGGGCAGGCCCCAATGCTATGCGCGGGCAGGGCAGCAACAGGCCAGAAGGCGGCGGGCGCGCGAACCGTGAAGGCCGCGATATGGCAACTGTCGGCCACGAGAAGGGGCGAGTGCCCGGCAACGTCAACCCTCCAAAAGGCCAAGCCGCATACGAGGCGGGCGATGACATGCACAGGACCAAGGCCGGGCTGCTGGCCTACGCACAGAAGGCCCGCAAGCTGGCCGACCCTGGCAGCGGCACAAAGAACAACGACAGCATGGATGAAGCCTTGTCCGAAATGCGCGAAACCCGCAACCGACGCAGTGTCTGGACGGTCCCGAGTGAACCCTACAGCGGCGCCCACTTCGCCACATTCCCAAGCGCACTGATCGAGCCCTGCATTCTGGCTGGTTGCCCTGCTGGCGGCGTGGTGCTGGACATCTTTATGGGCTCTGGCACGACCGGGGCCGTTGCCAAGCGCCTGGGCCGCAACTGGATCGGCATCGACATCGACGAGCGCAACGCAGCCCTGCAGCGGGACCGCATATCGCCGCAGGAATCGTTTGTTCTGGAGGCCGCATGAGCGACCCCTTCAAGATCGACGGCCCGACCTGCATCAGCTTTAGCGGCGGCAGGACGAGTGCATACATGCTGTGGCGTGTGCTGCAAAGCAATGGCGGCACGCTCCCGGCAGAGGCGCATGTGTGCTTTGCCAATACTGGACTGGAAGAAGAGGAAACATTGCGTTTTGTGCGCGACTGCGGCAATGCTTGGCACGTGCCGATTACATGGGTGGAATACCGCAACAACGAGCAGGGGTATGCGATTGTTGATTTTGAGTCTGCCAGCAGGAACGGGGAGCCTTTTGAGGCCATCATCAAAAAGCGCAACTACCTGCCGAACCCGGTAACTCGGTTCTGCACGGTCGAACTCAAGATACGCGCCATGCATAAGGTGTTGAAGTCGATGGGGTGGAAGGACTTGGAAGACGGCTGGGATCAGTTTGTAGGGATCAGGGCTGACGAGCCGCGCCGGGTTGCGAAGACCCGCGCCAGGCCGTCGCCGGAAACGACGAAAGAAACGATGTGCATGCCGCTGGCCGATGCTGGCGTGTCCGTGGGCGACGTAGGCGCATTTTGGGACGCGCAGCCGTTCCAGCTCGAACTTCCGTCGCACAACGGCAGGACGACGGCGGGCAACTGTTCGCTGTGCTTTCTTAAGCCAGCCGCGCAAATTGCGTCACTCATTGCCGAAAAGCCCGCGCGTGCGACATGGTGGATTAAGGCTGAATCACTGGCACTGGCACTGGCAAGCAAGCCAAGCGGCGCGGTATTCCGATCCGACCGGCCCAGCTACGCCAGCATGGCCGCGTTCGCGCGCGAGCAGGTCGATATGTTTGACAGGGACGAAGAAGGAGCCGCATGTTTTTGCGGGGACTGACATGAGCGACATCGCACTGCATGCCACATGGACAGACCCGGCGCAGGCCAGGTCGAACCTGACCGGTGTGGTCTTGCCATGGGCCAAGCAGCAGATGGACGCTGGCCGGCGTTTGGCGCTTGAAATCCGACTGGACGAAGACGCCAAGACCGATCGGCAGCGCCGCTACTACCACGGCGTGGTCCTCAAGCAGATTGCCAAGCACGCCGCACCGCACGGGACCAAGTTCCCGCTGGCTGTGTGGAAAGAGCATTTTAGGAGCGAGTTCTTGGGATTCAAAACCGTCTCCACGATCAATCCGCTGACCGGCAAGAAGTCCCGGCGCCGGGTGAGGATCAGCACCGAAGACCTGGGCGTTCGCGCGTACAGCGTGTTGATTGAGCGGGTGACGGCCTTTGCGGCGACCGACCTGAACGTGGAATTCCCCAGCGAGTGGATCGACCCTGAGACCGGCGAGGTGTTCCGATGAAACGGTCCCGGCCTGCCGACTCAGGCCAGCAAATTGGAGATTTGAACATGCGAACAATTGACGACCACAAGGTCAACGCGGCGAACGACACACTGACGGTAACGGCAGTCGACGAGCCTGGTGCAGGCGGCGCACACCATCACTATGCGATTGACTGCGCGACAAATGACGACGCCGCCGCCGATATCAAATTCCAGAACGGCCCAATTGCCGAGGTTGGTGTCAACGGACTCACGCACGAGGTATTGCTGGCCATCATCGCCGACCGGCTGCGCAGCTTCCAAAAAGGGCCGTATGCCTGCAAGGCAAACGCTTGCGCTCTGACTCACATCGAGGAAGCACTGCACTGGCTGCAGCAGCGGACCATCGAACGCATGCGCCGTGGTGTCGAAGGCACGCACGCAGTCTGACCATGCTACGACGCACATCCTTCGCGCGCCCGGCCTACGTGCGGCCACCGCCGTCCCCGATGCGCCGCCTGGAGCGCCCGGTGAGCGTGTGGCAGGCGACGGATGACGTGGCGGTAACAATGCCCAAGGAAAACGTGCGGCAACACGCCGGCTACATGGATCTGGTGCGGGCCATGCCGTGCATGCACTGCGGGCAGGCGCCACGGTCTCAGTTCTGCCATTCGGACCAGGGCAAGGGCATGGGCATCAAAACCGATTGCCGCAGGGGCTGGCCTGGGTGCGCGCGTTGCCATGATTTTGTGGGCAGCACTGGGGCGCTTGGACGAT